CATTACTTACTTATTAAGTTTCTTTATTAAAATTCATATTTTTCCAACTAATTTATATATACTTAATGCTGAAACACCTGAAGCTTCCGAAACTTGTTTCATCTCAGTTTTAGATTTCAAACCCATAATAAAAGCTACAACACCAGCAACAATAGTTTTAGGAGAATTTTCAAATTCATCTTCTGATTTTAAAGCAATTTCATTTAATTTATCAATAATTAATTGTCTTTGTGTATCATTTAATTTTAATGATGCACATAATCTTTCTGATAAAGCTAATTGAGTATCCAAGACAGAATTATCTTCTTTCTTGAATCTTGCTACTGCTTTACATAAAGCTCTAACATTAACATTAAACATTTCAGAAATTTCTTCATATGTTCTTAAAGCACCATTTTGACGACATGCAATATATAAGGTAGCACCCATCAAAGCTCTTCTTGTTTCACCACGAACTTTTTGAGCATCTTCTAAATTTTTATATAATCCACATGCATCCAAAGAAATAGATTTAGGTAAATTATTACGATGACATATAGAATTCATATTTTCAAATATAGTTATCCATGATCTTTCATTATTTGATGACCATGTAGATAATCTTTGTAAAGCTTTAAGTTCATGATTATTTGAAGATATTCCTTTAAACGACATAATTGAACCATATGATGAATTGGGTAATAAATCAGAAGTTGTAAATCCAATTCTTGATTTATCCTCTTTATTATCATCATAATTATTCCATTCTGATGTTTCATCAATATATCTTGATCCAATTTCTCCACAATCAGAACAAACTTCTTCACCATCTAAAATTATTTTTTTCAAATGTTTACACATTTTTTTAAGAATTTAATTATCCTGATTTTCAACATCCGTTTTAGATAAAGGTTCATAAGAAAGAGATAAATCAACAATTGAACCATGTTGAGGCATTAATTTAGTAAAATGTTTACCTAATAAGGTTTCATATAAATATTTAAGTTTTTCAGTTAATTCATCTAAAAATAAAAACATCGCAAAAATAAAAAATATTCCTGAAATATATCCATCAACTAATAAATCTAATTCTTTACGTACTGAGAAAAATGGAGGTAATAATTGAATTATACGCGCTGACCAAAATGCTATTATAGCAATAATTACCACTTCAAATGTTACATCTGAAACTTGAAAGAATAAAGAACGTTTTTTCCATATATCATTAGCTTCATCAAATAAATGATAAAATACATAGGAAATTAAAGCACCAAAAATAGTATATACAATAGCTAATATAGCAGCATTTAAAGAAACATATATTGAATCTTTGAAATTTATGCGCATAGTTCTTACTTACATATTACTATACTAAAAAAAAGAAATGTGTGGAATTTTCGCATGTTTCCATAATGAAAAAATTGTAGATCTTTCAACAAGTTTAAAGAAATTACAACATCGTGGTCCTGATAACTATACATTAACTTTATTAAAAAATATAATGTTTGAATTTAGTCATTTAAGAATTAATGGATATGGAAGCCAACCATTAATATCAGGAAAATGGTATGTTTTATGTAATGGTGAAATATTTAATCATAAGAAATTAGAAAATGATTTAAATTTAGTTCCTCCACCTAATTCAAGTGATTGTTGGATATTACCTTATTTATTTGAAAATTATGATTGGAAAGATATTCCTTCAAAAATTGATGGTGTATTTTCTATGATTGCTTATAATATTGAAACGAATACTTTATATGTTTCAAGAGATCCATTTGGAATAAGACCTTTATTTATTTCAAATGAAAAATCAGTAATTTATTTATCAAGTGAATTAAAACCTCTCGTAAATTTAAAAAGTGTAGATTGGGTATATCCTGGAACAATTTTGGAAGTTGTACCTAATCAACCTATTTTATATCATAAATATTTCCATTTATCTTCGCCAGAAATCTTAATTAATGATGTATATTATGAAAATGTGTATGAAATAAGAAAATTATTAATTAATTCTGTAAAGAAAAGATGCTTAAGTGATAGACCTATTGCAGCATTATTAAGTGGTGGTCTTGATAGTAGTATTATTTGTTCTATTTTATCAAAACATTTACAGGGACAGCAATTAAATACATTTAGTATAGGTATTAAAGATTCTCCAGATTTGAAATATGCTCGTATAGTTGCAGATTATTTAGGTACAAAACATCATGAAATTATATGTACAGAAGAAGATTTTACAAATAATATTGATGATGTAATTAAAGATATTGAGAGTTATGATATTACGAGTGTAAGAGCAAGTATTGGTAATTGGTTATTAGGACAATACATTTCTAAAAATACAGATTTTAAAGTTATATTTAATGGTGATGGATCAGATGAATTATTTGGTGGATATTTATATATGAAAAAAGCTCCATCAAATTCCGAATTTAAACAAGAAATTACAAAATTATTAAATGAAATTTATATGTTTGATGTTTTGAGAAGTGATAGATCTATGACTGCACATGGCTTAGAACCAAGAACTCCATTTTTAGATAAAGAATTTGTTACATATGTATATAATAATATTCCAATTGGATATCTTAGATCATCTGGTATTCAGATAGAAAAACAATTATTAAGACAAGCATTTGTAGATTATTTACCAAAAGAAATTCTTGAAAGAAAGAAAGAAGCATTTAGTGATGGTGTTATAAATATTAATTCAAAACCATGGTATAAATCATTTAACGAAAAAGAATATTATTTAGATATATTTAAAAAACATTATCCCAATAATGAAAATATAATTAAACATTATTGGATGCCTAATTGGTCACCTGAAACTAAAGATCCATCAGCAAGAACATTAACTAATTATTCATAAATATATTATCATAAACTTGAGGACGATAATTTGTTGTTAAAATAGGTTTACCTAAATCTCTAGATTTTACAGGTTTTAACCATGAAATTAAAAGATATTTTTCTTCAACATTCCATACCCAAAATCCAGCTTTCAAGAATTCATTTAAAAGATATTGTATAGCATCTTTATGATTAAATAAAGGATATCCAAAAACAAATGATGGAACTTCAGTTAATATATAAGGAGCATTAGAATTTGCTATTGCTTGTTGTCTTATTTTCCCTTCAATTTGGGCTATTATAGGCCTCATAGCGGCCATTTTATTTAATTTATGTTCTTCTTGTTCATCCCATACGTCTCTAGCTCTTAACATATTATTCTTATATTATTTAATGGAAGCATTTAAAATTTTATGTTTAGGTGGTGGTGGTATAAAAGGTATTATGCATATAGGTGCTTTAGAAGAATTAGAAAAAGAAGTTGGACTATTACATAAACATTTTTCTAAAGGTATTTATGGTTGTTCAGTTGGATCGTTAATTGCTACATCAATAGCATTTGGAATAACTCCACAACAAATTAAAAAAATTTATAATAAAATATCAAATTTTAAAAAACTTGTTGATATGAATGATCTTACAAAGATCCAAAATATTTTAAATAACAAGGGTATTTTTTCAATGACAAAATTTGAAAATATTTTAATTAAATTATTTAATGAATTTAAAATAGATATTAAATCTAAAAAATGTTGTGATGCTTTAATACCTCTATATATTTCAGCATCAAATTTATCTAAAGGAACACCAACATTATTTACTGGAAATGTTCCTGTATTAAAAGCTATTATGGCATCATGTTGTTTACCTTTCATATTTCAACCTCAAATTATTAATAATAATGTTTATGTTGATGGTGGATTTATAACAAATATTCTTTTGAATTTAGTTCCCGAAAAAGATAGAGCTATGGCCTTAAGTTTTTCAATTATACATACAAAAGAAAAAATTACAAATTTAAAATCTTTAAAACCATTAGAATATTTATATAAATTATATAAGATATCATGTTTATATGAACATTATAAAAATTCATATAAAAATAATATTGATTTATGGTATGATAAAGGATCAAGTGTATCTGATTTTACAGAAGATGAAAAAAATGAAATGATTTTAATTGGATCAAAATTATGTAGAAGATTTATTTCCCAATGCACTAATTAAAAATTGATTGAAATTTAATGGGTCAGGAATACCTTTCATCTCAATAACTTTTTTATGTGTTTCAACTTTAAATACAGGATATTCTGTAATTTTATATAAGGCGGCTTTACTTTTATCTTTTTCAGCATCAATTTCTTCAAACATGATAGTATAATTACCATATTTCATAGGAGTATCTTTCAATTGTTTTTTAAAATCTCTCCATGGTTTCTGTGCTCTTGTACAATATGGACACCATGTAGTATAAAAAAACATAAATTTAGCTTGTGAAGGTTCTAATCCATTATGTTCTATCGGCGGATCAGTAATAATTAATTTACTTGCTGGATAATTACCATACAAAAATTTATATAAGAAAATCATGAGTAAAAATATTATTAATACAACTACTAATGAGATCCAGAATTCTTGTTGCATTTATGAAATTCAGGATATAATAATTTATGTTCAGAACGTAGATTTTCATAATATTTTATATAAGCATCTTCTGATGTTAAATTATCTTTAAGTAATGAATTTACAATCGAAAATGTTTGTTGTTCAGATTCATATTTTGAAGAATTAATTTTATACCATTTGCCTTTATATCTTATAATTTGTTCCATTTAATTAAAAATGGAAATTTATATTTAAACTGAAATCTTATCTAAAAAATGGAAGATGAAAAGTTTTCAAGATATGAACGTCTTAAATTATTTATTAAAGAAATTGAAGATTCAAAGTATAGTAATAGAAATGTTGAATGGTATGATAAACATTATAATATTTTAGAAGAATACAGGATGAATTTTAGTGATTTTACTTATATTGATAATGAAATTTCAAATAAAGAATTTAGACAAAATGCTTCTTTAGTTGAAAATTTATTAAAAAGATTAATGACAGATTATCAAAAGCATAGATGGTTTGGATTATATGATTATGTTAGATTAAATCAAACTCTTGTATGGTTGGCTGATTATACAGAACAATATTATAAAAAAGAAGATAACCTTCTTTTATCATTATTTAAAAGCTTAAAAGTTTAGGCAGGGAAACCTACTAAACCGGCACCAATACCGAAACCAGCACCAGTACGAGCAGAAGCACCCACAGAAGGCGCATAAATATCAAGAACAGCAAATGTACTTAAAGCAACTAAGGCAATCATAGCAATTTCAGATAATTTTAGTACTTTTCCGGGTAAAAGATAAGCCGCAACAGCTACAGCCAAACCTTCTAAAGAGTATTTTACAAGACGAGTTAAAACATCGGACATCATAGAACTTTGAGGAGCCGCACCTTTTTCCATTTTATAATGAAGAAAGGAATAAAAGTTAAGGATAAATAGAATGGTCCGTAAAACGTTTATGGGAAAAATTGACGACGACGTTATTAGAAAATATAGAATTTTTAATGTAGGTGAAAGACAATTTGATTTTTATTTAATGGTTTATTTAAACTCTCCCGATGGATGGTCAAAAAAAGGTTATTTCTTTGAACCTGTTTCACAAGATCCTGATATATATATTACTCTTGTTTCTCCTGAAACTATTGAAAAGAAATGCGGATTACCTTCAAATTTATCATGTGCCGAATTAGGTGGAAGATATCTTTATTTAAATTCAGATAGATGGTTTAATGGTTCAAAAGAATCTAAATTATCTTTAGAAGATTATAGACAATATATGGTAAGTCATGAAATTGGACATATTCTTGGTCATGAACATGTAAAATGTCCTTGTGTAGGTTGTAAAGCTCCTATAATGATGCAACAAACTTTAGGAATTGGAAAATGTATTCCTAATATTAATGTAAAGGGATAAATATGGCTGCTTCATTTACGTATTCGATGTTTACAGCGTTTGGTGTAATTTTAATTGGAGTTGGATTAGCTTTACAAGTTCTTTATATTGAACAAGAAATCAATAAACAGGATAATTCTTATTTACCAATGCAAATAGCATCTATTTTAATTAATTCCTTAGTGGTTGTATATCTTCTAATTTCTATAACTTTTTATAGACCTTATCAATCTAATTTTGGTTTATTTGGTTCAATTACTATTTTATTATTGGGTTTAGTTGGTGAAATATATCTAACTAATTTTGGTGAAAGTGATGTAGGGAAAGGATTTGCATATACATTTGCAGGTATAAATGCTTTAACAAGATTATATCTCTTAATTGCCGTAAGATGCGATTCTTATTTAACTACTATTCCTGAACTAATTAAACAATTAAGTAAAGAAGTAAAAAATTCAGGACAATCTGTAGATAGTGTTGCTAGAGCTGTTAAAGCTGACTTAGGTGCTCAATCATCTGATGTTCCTGACCCAATACAAACATGGAATAGAGTTCAATCTATGGTAGGAGCAGATTTAAAGAAAATCCCAGATCCTGAATTAGCTAAATCAATAAAAGATCAAATTCAAAAAGCTTTAGGTGTTCCTCCTAGAGAACCTAGAGGTGGACGTCGTTAAGAATTTTAATATTTAAATCTTATGTATAATAAAAACAAATGTCCGAAGAAAATTTTGATGTGTATGATGATGAAGGTAAAACGATTGATTATCTAGAAGAAGATACTGAAATTCCTACTCAACGTTATGGAATTGTATCTTTTATTTCACCTGAAAAAGTAATTAAACAAAAAAATGCTTTTCTAAATGAAAAATTCATTCAATGGCTAGATTATGATTGGAAAGTTAAAGGTATGGAAAAATTCATGGATTTCCTATCAAAGAAATATTCTCTTAAAATTGATGATCTTCTAAAAGATATGCAAGAATTCGCGAAAATCCATAATGATGATATTAAAAAAACCGATATTATGGAACAATACCAAGTTTTTCTTCTAAAGAATGAAAAAGATTTGGATACGGAATTCACTGAAAAAGTTAAATTCCGCACGAATGTACGTGGCGTAAAAATTCGTCGTGTATTTGCCAATCTAGAAGAAGCTCAAATGTTCTGTAAAGTTCTTCAACGTAAATATCCCAGAGATAACCTTTACCTTGGTAAAGTTGGATGCTGGCTACCTTGGGATCCTTCTGAACATATTATGCCTGATGTTGAATATGCCGAAAAAGAATTGAATGAACTCATGCGTAAATACAAAGAAAATGAAGTGAATAAAGATATATTTTTCGAAGAACGTAAGAAAGAAAAGATGGAAGAACAAAGAAAAGATAATGCGAAACGTAAACAAGCGCTTGCAGATAAAGGTGAAGTTGATCTCTCAGAAATTCGTAAAGTTCTTGAAGATTCACCTGTCCATCCTGCCGAAGGAGGAATTCGCGAGTAATATAATAAAAAGAATGGATAATCGTCAACCTAAAAAAGTGAAAGAAATAGAAGCGAATATTAAAGGTGCTTTAACTTCAAGAGAAGTAGCAGAAAAAGCTCTTGAAGAAACGAAATTAAATGCAGATGCTAAACCTTTTGTCCCTTCTTCTGAAAAAGATCCGACACCTGCAGAAGCATTTGGTAAAAAAGGTGGCCGTTCTCGTCGTCGTAAATCTTTAAAAAAGAAAACTTTAAAACGTCGTAAAGCTTTAAAGAAAAAATCTTCTAGACGCTCTTAACCTTGTTTCTTTACCCATACAGGTGTACTTGACTTCTTTTGTAATTTTGATGAATCATATTCATCTCCTGTCAACATTGTTGAACTAAATGATTGATTACCTTGCCATAATGAATCATCACATAATTTAAATCCAGGATGATCTGAAGCTTTATACCAAAATACTTGATCATCTAATTTATTTGATTGTACGCCATTAGCAATAACTAAGCATTCATATTTTTCTGTACATTGATCCATAAATTGACAAAACATATCAAATGTTGGAAACATACCTGCATAATTATCATAAATTCTTTTACGATTGGAAATATTATTTTCTCGTAAAATGAAAACAAAATCTATATTTGTTCTTAAATTTGGCGGTACACCAAGAGGATATTGCATAGTAATTAAAGTTACCATATCAATATGACGACCATTCATGAAAATATAACGAGTAGATTCTTCATTAATCCATGATTTATCATATAAACAATCATCTAAAATTAAGAATGCACGAGGATCAACATTAGAATTTCCTCCTCTTTTTTTTTCATTATTACGTTGTTGTTTTACAGCTAATTGTCTTTTGATAGCATTCATTACAATATCAGGTTTGTATTTATCATGAATTAATTTAGAAGGAACCATTTCTTGAAAAAAAGGATTCGCAACTTCTGTTCCTGAAATTACCGTGCCAACAGGAAAACAATCTTTTGTA